TTTAATCAACAACTTTATCCTGATTATGCTATGTTTACAATTGAAAATGCTATGGAAGCACATGGAAATAATCCACGTGGTACCAACAAGAAACCTAGAGTTTCTTATGAAGTAGTAAAATTTGAAGGAAAAGAAATGAAACAAGTTGATTTGAAAACTTTATTAAGATATTTGAAACATGAAAGTAATGAACATTTTATTCAACAGAAAAACTTAGTTGAACTTAGTTCACGTACTGATACAATTGAATTGAATAGTGATGGTTTACCAACTTGTTTAGATGAGAATATTATATTTGATTCTGAAGCAGGACTTTTTGATTCAGTTTATTCTAATTATATTGCATTGGAAGATTATGTATATAAAACTATAGAATATTATATTTATGAACTATTATGTACAAATATGTGCAAGCGTTGGTTATATGAACGCTATATAAATCCACTATATTTATATAGTTCATTATTCGTAATGAGTTATATTGTATGGTATATTAACTTTGATTTAATTAATGTATTTTTCGTTGTTTCTTTGATGTATGTTGATGTAATAATACATGAAACATTTTGTTATATTATTTTATGCAAAATACGAAAAATATCTAGACCTAGTAATTATCTTAAATCTTTAACAGCCGCTCAGAAAATTTCATTTATAGCCAAAATTGGAGGTGTTACTACATTTCTAATTTTAGGTAAATTGATTAAATTTTTATACAATAGATTAATTTCTGAAGCTGCAGCATGCATTAGACCTGAACCAAATAAGATGAAGACTAATGTTCAAACAGAATTTTGGGACGAACATGAAAAGGAGAAACGTTTTATGTTTAACCCCAAGATTGGTGGTAATGCACGCACTACAACTGCTGAACAATTGACTAATATGATTAGCAAAAGATTAATGATGATTCATATAAGTGCAGAAGATGGTACTATGAAATTTTGTAATTGCTTGCCTTTACGTGGCAACATTATGATTTTACCTTCGCACATTATACCAAAAAGTAGCTCTGAAGCTATTATTACTAAAGTAGGAGCTAATCCTAAAACAGTACGAATTGATCGTAATTCTAGTTACAGGATACCAAAAACTGATTTAAGTTTGTGGTACATACCAGAATTAGGTGATCAAAGAGATTTGACTTCATTTTTCCCTGCTAAGATAGCACATAAAAAACAATTTGTTGGAAATATTATTTATAATGATGAAAACAAAATTAAAATTTTTAGTAAAATTTTAGGTACACGATGTACTAGTCAAACAACGGAAGGAGGTAAATTTGAATCCATACAATATTATTTTCCAGAGAAAACATTTCAAGGATTGTGTATGGCAACTTTTGTAGCTAAGGACAATCATGATATGCCATTTATTGGTGGTTTTCATTTAGGAGGAAGAAATACTCTTGGTACAGCTGGATTTGTTACCAGAGATCAAATTTTAGAAGGAATTGAACGAATATCGATTAAACCATCGGTATTACCTTCTCATGCTGGAACAAATTTCAATACTTGTATTGGAGATATTGATGTTGGACCATTAGAAGCTCCACATAAATTGTGTGTCACTAATAAGTTATTAGCTGATGCCAGATGTATTGTATTTGGATCACATAATAGACCCAGTTCTACACCAAAATCCGTGGTAGTAGAATCAACTATATCCGAGAGTGTTACTGAACATTTAGGATTAGAACGGATGCATGATAAACCTTATGAAATGAAAGATATTATGCATAAAGAAGTTGATATTGAAGGTAAGACGCACACCGCGTTTATTTTCGATTCGACTTTGATAGATAAAGCTGTAATTGATTTTGATTTGACTTTGAAACAAGGTCTTAAAGACAAATTACATTTATTAGGAAAATTAGAAGATGATGTTGTCTTAGCAGGATTAGATGGAGTAGTAGGAATTAATTCTATGAATTTTTCGACAGCTTGTGGTTTTCCTATGGTAGGACCCAAAACTAAAGTTGTATCTATTTCAAAAAGAAAAGTTGAAGGGATTAGTTGTCCTCGTGACATTGATCCAAAAGTATTAGTTGAAATCGAAAAATTAGAACAAACTTTGTTATCTGGTGATAGAATTAATGCAATCTTTAAAGCTTCATTGAAAGATGAACCTACAAAGATTGGAAAGAAGAAAGTTCGAGTTTTTGCTGGTAGTAACATTTATTTTATTATGCTGGTGAGGAAATATTATTTAAGTATTTCAGCATTGATGCAAACAAATAAGGAAATTTTTGAATGTGCTGTAGGCTTGAATGTAGAATCACCCGAATGGACAACTATGATGAAAAGTATTTATAAATATGGTGAAGATAGAGTCGTCGCTGGAGATTACAAATCTTTTGATGGACGTATGTCACCTAGATTTATGCTGGCTAGTTTTAAAATACTGATTAATTTAGCAGAAGTAAGTGGCAATTATGATCGCGATGATTTGATAATTATGCGTGGAATAGCCACTGAAATTTGTTCACCAACTTATGATTATTTTGGAACAATATTACAGTTTTATGGATCAAATCCTTCGGGACATCCATTGACTGTTGTTACAAATTCATTAGTGAATAGTTTGTACATGCGTTATGTATATTACAAAATAGCTAGTGAAGAAAGATGGTTTTACACACCAAGATTTAATAAAGTTGTTGCGTTAATGACGTATGGTGATGATAATATTATGTCCGTGAAGAAAGGATATGATACATATAATCACACAAATATTGCAAGAGTATTAGCTGAAAGTGACATTACGTACACTATGGCTGACAAAGAAGCAAAATCAGTTCCTTTTATAAATGGAGCTGATGCTGGTTTTCTTAAACACAATGCTGTATGGAATGATGAATTGCAGTTGTACAGAGCTGTAATAGATGAATCTTCTATAAGTAAAATGTTGCATGCACATGGAAGATCTTCAATACCCGAAGATTTACACGCAGCATGCACAATTAAGGATGCGCTTGACAAATATGCTCATTATGGAGAAGGAATTTATACCTTACGAAGAGAGCAGTTGGAGAAAGTTGCATTAGATAGTAACATCGCTGGACTTGTTGGAGAGTTTCCTACGTATAGGGAACAGATCCATAAGTATTGCGACAAATATGTATGGAATGAAAATCCATACCCCATTCCTAACAAGGAATAGGGTGAACATTTCACAATTTTGAAATTGCGTTGGATACATGCAATAAAAACCAAAGAACCCAAGTGGGGTAGTTATGAGCTTATTTAAAGGAACTTCCAACCTTAAAGTATGTTACAAAAACTCACTTGTCTTGAACCTTCCCTGTAAGGTACCATTATTTAGTGGAGTGGTTTGAAACCACACAAAGAGAAGCACTGGTGTAATTATTATGATGCAAATCATTACACTATTCATAAATATCGCATTACTAGTTTATATAACAAAAACATACTCGACATGAGTATAAAAGAAGAGGAACTCCTTGACCTCGAAGACAAGGAAACAACTATGGACTATATAGTTGTACTCGAACACGATATCGCGAGAAAATATGGTCATGTAAGGAAGCTCAAGAAATTAGTTAAAGAATTAAGAGCACGGAATAGGAAATTAGAGGAAAAATGTTTCTTTTCACAATCAGGTACTATGACATCGGGTCAAGCTGATTCTGACATGAAGGCTGAAATTACCACTTTTGCTGACGAAAATGCTGGATGGTCGGCTACGGTGCCTGCTGATCCAGATGAAACATTTAATTTAGCTGATAATACTGATAGTGATTTGGGTAATTTTCTTTCACGTCCGATTGAAGTGGCAACATATCAATGGGGAATTAATGAAACTTTATTTGAAGAATTAGATGTATGGTCTGCATATTTATCTAACGATTTTATTCGCGATAAAATTAAAAATTTTGATTTGTTGCGCATGAATTTGAATATGAAGGTTTTGATTAGTGGAACTCCTTTCCATTATGGAAGAGCCCTTGCTTTTTATAATCCTTTAAATGGGCATGATGATGTAACTGTTGTACGTGGTGTAGGAGCCACATTTGATGCCGATTTGATTGGAGCATCACAGAAACCACACATTTTTCTAAACCCAACTTTGAATACGGGTGGAGTGATGAAATTTCCATATTTTTATAAGGAAAATTATATCACTTTATCAAAACCTGATATTGCTGAAAAATTAGGTAGAGTTACTTTTAAGTCTTTTGGAGATTTGAGGCACACAGATGTAGGTAATCCGATTACTATTTCTGTTTATTTATGGGCTAGTGAGGTCACACTTACTATGCCTACTTCGCATGATTTGGCTGTATTGCCTTCTCAAGCTGGTAAGTCAAAAAAGAAGCCAAACTCTAAGGGTAAATCAAAAAGTATGAATTCTGGAGATGAATATGGTCAGGGTATCATTTCTAAACCAGCTTCAGCTGTGGCTAAAGCGGCCGGACAATTGGCCGCTATTCCATTGATAGCACCTTATGCTAGAGCTACGCAAATAGTTGCGACAGGTGTAGGAGACATAGCGCGTCTATTTGGCTTTAGCAGACCAGTAGTTATAACAGATACATTATTACAGAAACCATGTCCAGTGGGTAATATTTGTAACGTTGATGCCGCTGATACTGTTTTTAAATTGACTATGGATTCTAAAAATGAAGTCACTATTGATCCCAGAGTGACTGGATTAGAGGCCTGTGATGAAATGGGAATTTTGGATTACGTTCAACGCGAATCCTATCTCACTTCATTTAATTGGTCTAGTACAGATGATCCAGGACAATTATTGTTTAATGCAAGAGTAGCTCCCGATTTGTATCGTACTGTAAATTACACAACACCATCCTTACGCAAAGAGATTCATATGACACCTGCGTGTCACATGTCTCAATTGTTTAAGTATTGGCAGGGATCTATTAAATTTAGATTTCAAATTGTAAAGTCAGCATACCATAAAGGACGATTGCTAGTCCGATACGATCCACGTGAACACAAATCACAGGTGGATTATAACACAAATTATTCCCGTGTTATTGATATTGCAGATGCTGAAGATTTCGAAATTACGATAGGTTGGGGTCAAGCGAAAGCATGGTTGGAATTGGAACCCATTGACACTAATATTCCAAACATGGGAGGCATACGATTGCCAGAAGCTGTTGCACGTTTGTGTAATGGGTTTATTGAATTGAACGTAATTAATGAACTGGTATCACCGAGCGCAAGTTCAGATATTTCAGTTAATGTATACGTTTCAATGTGCGATGATGCACGCTTTGCAATGCCAGAAGCAGATAAAATAGCAAATTTATCTTATTTTAGAGTGCCCAATGCAGCAGCTGGTGCGCCACAAGTTTTGGAATCACAAAGTGGAATTATAGCTCAAGATAATATTGACGAGCCTTTAGCGGCAACCAAATTAGATACTATAGCTAGTGAACGTCCAGAATCGGACGAAACTATGAATGTATTTTTTGGAGAAAATATTACAAGTATTAGAGAATTAGTTAAGCGATATACTATGACTAGATACTGGGCAGATGCAAAAGTTACTGGATTAGCTGCTATTTACCGATATTTTAATACTAAAGCACTACCTTTTTATAGAGGTTATGATGTGAATGGATTAGATTCTTCGGATTTACCCAGGAATTTTAATAAAGTGCATAATAATCCAATTAATTGGTTTTTACCAGTTTATGCGGGTTTTAGGGGATCCATGAGACACAAATATGTTTTCCATTCACCGGGAAACATGGGTTTGCCAGTTGTAACAAGGCAACCTTATCAGGAAAATGATATTGGAATAATTACCACTTTAACTAATGGTAATATAAATCCAGTTAATCTTACTACTTTATCGCAAACTCAGGATACCTTTAATGGTGCTGCTACTACAGGAACTGCAATTAATAATACCGTTGAAGTGGAACTACCATATTACAATGCTGACAGATTCAATTATTCTAGAGTAATTACAACTCCATCTTTGGATTGTAATACTGTTAAGATGGTTGCAGTTAGTAGTGTTGACGCTGCAAATGCTGTTGACGGTAGAGACATTATGGCATTCCAGCAATGGGTTTCAGCTGGTGAGGATTTTTCAATGTATTTCTTTACTGGTATTCCCATTGTATACCAATATGCAACGCCTACTTAGGTGTTTAAAAAAAAAAAGACAGTAATGTCTATAAATATTTATCAATTTCTTTTCATGTTGGAAAAGAGAAATCACTAGAGTGACTCTAGTGTGCGACAGATTTAATTATCG